ATCCTAGGATTTGGAGACGCAAGGCAGTCAGGTGTACTTGACTCAAGAGTCCAAGCGGTCACAGGGATCACCGAGACTGACTCAGGGTATGCCGCTGACACTTATTCATCCAAGCCTGATCTTTCTCCGGGAAGTGCAGACCCCGATCCGGTCACGCACGAAACGACGATCAAAGCTGACAGGGCGATTATCAGAGTCAACTTTCCGCGTGGGCTCTACAAGAACACAAACGGTGACATGGAGGGGTCGACCGCAAAGTTCAGAATCTTGTTTTATCAAACAGACGGTTCAGGGACGGCGACTTCTAAGTTTGCACTTTTGCCAGAGTACGAGATCTCTTCGTCTAGGGCAGGTCAGCTTTCCGCTGACATAGGGATCGACTTGGTTGATCCAGACACCTATGTGTTCAACTCTGGAAACGCCGACTACATGATCGGTGGAACAGGTGCTGCAGGTAGAAATTCAGACGAGCACACTGCCCTGACTCCGTGCCACCTGATGCTGCAAGTGGGCAAGTCGAGTTCTACATGGGCAGCGGTGTCTAACAACATCCTTAGCTTCAACGATTTAACCAGCAACTTTACGATGTACTACGATGTCCCTGCGGATGTAGTACCGAATCAAAGCAGGTATGCCCAGAACTGGACATTTAGCACATGGGCCAAGCCTCGTTTCAACCGTACAGACACCTACAGTACGACCAACTTTATCGGGGGTGATTTTGCTCACATCTTCTTTAACGGGCAGAACGGAACGACCACTACGACCGCGGATATATACCCGCTAAAGCACAACGAACCGTCTACCTCGTCTGATACAGCAGACATCGGATGGGAAGGCGCACAGCAACCAGATGGAGCTCTTGCGTTTTCGTTCTGGTGCGCGAGCAACAACGATGTGCGCTTAGTGTTTACTCATGTGATCGGTCGATCAGACGAGGTCGGATCCTCTGCGGATACAGAATACGATCGATACTATGTATCGGATGTCATTGGGACTAAGGCCGAGATGGAGGGCAAGTGGTCTCATGTGGCAATCCAGATAAGAAACTATGAACTAGCAGGTGTCGGTAACCTTGCGGTCATCATGTATGCGGACGGGGAGAAGGTTCACGAACAGACTTATGACTGCGAGACAGGAGATAACACAAGGCGTCTAGTCAACTTTTACCACGATGGCAACAACGCGGTAAACTACGCCAACTTCCTGCGCTTTGGTCATTGCCATATGCCATTTGGATACGGGCAGTCTACTGGGTCAACCTCTGGCATGACCGATGACAACCAACACGCTGCTGTCCGAAGTTACTGCAAGCTTTACAACATAGCCTTTTTCGAGCACCAGATCTCTGATGGCTATGGGTTCGGCCTCAACAATGTCGGGATACTAGACCTTGCGGCATCTGACGGACTGGGCAAGGCGACCTATGAGTTTACAGGGAATGAGAACTACCTGATCTCTCACTGGAAGGGCACGGTGTCTTCGGGGGCGTTTAAGGAGACCAAGAACGATACGGCAGATCGCAGGATTAAGTATCACCAGTCAGCTTCGGTCGCTGCTAACCCAACGGATCCTCCCGCGAATCCAGTAGTAACAGCCGGCGAGGCCGCGCGTACTTACTACAAGTTTGAGATCGCAAGATCGAACCCTGAGCTCGACGATTCTCAGGAAGAGGTCAACTACATGGAGATCTCTGAAATCGTCGAGATCCAAGATGAAGAGCTCGAGTATCCGCACACCGCGACTATGGCTCTTCTTGTGGGCGCAGACGAGCAGATCAACAACTCAGCTCCAAAGATTACAGCGACCGTCAAGGGGCGAACGGTGGTTCGTTGGACAGACAACGGAGGCGAGTTCGTTGCGGAAGAGCCAGCGTTCACATCAAATCCCGCGTGGATTGCCTTGGATGCTTTGACTAACGAGCGTTACGGAGTCGGCGCCGTCTTCGGCAGCACAATTGATGACATACCTGACAGGTTTGAGCTCGATCAATTCATAGCCTGGGCAGCATACTGCGACGATGGTGTCGCAGACGGGTTCGGAAGCGTGACAGGTGCATTTACCTCGTACAGTTCGTCGACTCTGGTCTTTCAGGTCGGTCTGATCAACTCATCTGACGGGTCCAGAACCGCGAACATTATCCCCCAGTCGTGGATCATTGGTCACACTCTGACGGTCACTGCTGCTACGGACGCCAACAACATCAGTTCCGGCCTTGGCGCGGATGCCTTCCTGACAATATCTGCCGTCGACTATGAGTGGCCTACATCAGGAGACTTCTCATATGTGGTCAAATACTCTTTGGCTTGGACTTCATCGTCTCAAACTCCTACAGGTGCTAACGCTGGCACTGTTACGGGATGGGAGAAGAGAGCTCGTTATGACGGGGTGCTCGGAGAGAAAGACAAGAAGGCGTGGGACGCGATTGTCGAGATCTTCCAAGCAGGTCGGGCTATGCCGATCAAGGTCGGACAGAAGATCGGTGTTCACTGGGATCGGGCGAGAAGCCCTGTGGCGATGTTCACGATGGCGAACATACTCGAGGGGTCGCTGAAGCTTCGATACATGGGGACCGCAAACAGCCCCAACTCGATCGAGGCAGACATCCTAGATCGCCAACAAAACTACGAGCGAGTCACGGTCCAGATTGATGACCCGGATATCTCTGATCCGACTGACCTGAAGCAGTACAAGAAGAAGCGTATGCAGATGCGCGGCGTGACCCGTCGATCACAGGCTATCAGGGACTCTCACTATCAGCTCCGGGTCGCTCAGAAGCTGACACGCTCCGTAGAGTTTGATACCGGCCTCGACTCGGTCGCGCTGCTACCTGGCGATGTGTTCATCCTCTCGCACGATGTGCCTGACTACGGCACATCAGGGCGCATACTTGAGAATGTAGAGCAGGGCAACTTCATCTATACCCCTAAATCGTTCACCTCTACAGGGAATGTCGACACTGGATGGCTGTACACAAACACTAGCAAGGCAGACGCTACTGGGACATCCCTCGTCTACGCCCCGTTCGGTGGATCTGAGGCCGCGAAGAAGTTCACATCGTCTGCCGTAACCCCGTCCATCAAAACAACGACACGATGGAACATGGGCAACAGCAAAGAGACATATGTCGCGAGCTGCTATGTGAAGAACATCGACGCGACAGATACGCGGATCAAGATCTTCCCGCGCAGCAACACCTCTGAGACGAAAGAGCTCAGGGTGACATGGACGGGGACTGCGATCTCTTCATTCACAGAGCATGGAGCTTCGACAGACGCAGAGGTCGGCTACGAGGCAGTCGCGACAGCGAATATGATCTGTGATGGTGAGCAGTTTGAGAGCAGGGCGACCTCGGGTTCGACACATGATCGCTGGAGGGTCAACAATCTCAGCGGCACAGAGGACGGGCAGGTCGGTCCTCTGGGGTACGGGTACGCGAAGCGGTGGTCGAAGCCTGACGGAAATAACGCTTACTTCTACCAAGAGGTGTATGAGCAGAACTACACCCCTACAAATGGGCCTCTGGTGAATGGCAAGACCTACACCTTCTCGGTCTATGTGAAGAACTATGACGCAGGGCAGACACGGGTCAACTTCTGGGACAGCGATGGTGTGACTGGAGGTGCCGCTAACCAGCAGAGCAACTCCGTAACGATTACCTGGGACGGGGCAGAGATCGGATCGACCTCTGGGTCGGGTAGTTATGCGAGTGTGGGCAAGGGGTGGTATCGTGTCTCATGTACCCTCACGGTCGACACCACCAAGGCGAAGGAATATCGGCTGGAGATCGGCCCAGCGGGTGGTAGTGGTGCGTCAGCTCCTGCCGGTAGTGCTTACATCTGGGGCGCGATGTTCCATGAGGGTGCTACCGCAGCACCCTACTCCAACCTCCACGGGCACACCGATGGTTGGTACAGGATCTGGGCCTCCATGAGGAGCCCGAACGCAAGCGAGGCCGCTCAGATCTACATTTGCCCTGCAGCAAACAACTCTGGGAACGCATACATCTGGGGTCCGTCGATCACGCTGTCGAGAGACAACTCGCCATTAGCGCACTCTCATATGCAGACAGTGGTGTTTGACCGTGATGTGACGCTGACTGCTGGCTCAACATATGAGGTCTCGGCCCGGATTGCCGGACAAGAAGGAGCTGCTACAGGAGCTGATCTGATCGAGTACGCGATGATCGATCGCATGGAAGTCCCGCAGTGGGGTCAGAGGATCGTCTATGCCGGGACTCCGGTGAGAACAGCAAGCTACGCTGGAGACGGAGAGACCGATG